CGGTGAGGATCTCGACGAGGTCCTGGCCGATCAGAACGGCGAGCTGCTTGGCGTGGCGGGTCTTTGGCCGGCGCAGGGCGATGGTCGAGCGTTCGGCCTCCTTGCCATCCGCCGCCTTCACGGTCACCGGCACCTGCAGGGTCACGTCGATCTTGGTGAGGAGCTGGGTCATGGGGCGCCTTTTAAAGGTGGAGCTGTTGACGGCCGGAATTGACCGTCTCGTAATTCTTGACGACCCAGCCGCCACGCTTGAAAACAAAACGATGCATCAGGCGCTCGTCCCAGTACTCATTATATTCCCAGACGCCGCCGATCTCGTTGTCCCAGCCGGAGGCCTTGCCACCCTGCATTTCCTGCGAGGAAATCTTTGTCAGGCGAGCCCGCATATCGATGGCGTGCCAGTGCTCTGTGCCGTCCTCTTCGTCGATGATCAGCTTGCGGCCGGTGAATGCATGACGGATGCCCGGCGCCGGATTGAAATAGCGCGGCACTTCCGGTGTGTGGCTGCGCAGCTTGAAGGACATCTTCAGCTCTTTGGTACCGAGACCGGCAATCCCGATCTCGCCATCGGCGCCGCCGGCATGGTACGCTTCGGTCGTTTCCTCAAGCGGCGGCAGCTGCAGCGCATCGATCTCCAGCGCCAGATTGATGTTGTCGTTGATGTAGAGGGTAAAGCCTCGAATGATGCGCAGGGACATGGGGAAGCTCCTTCAAGCCGCCAGGAGTTCGGAGATCGTGCCGCCGAATTCCGCGGTGACACGCCGCTCAACCTCGGATGCAAAATTGTTGATGTAGGCCTCGTTGCGGCGTGAGCCGAAGATCAGGTCTTCGAGCGGCGGCACCTCCTCGGCGTCGAATTCGACGCGCAGCTTGCCGAGCCGGATATCGGCATTGGTGTTCATCGCGCGGTCCCAGAAGACGCGGCCGCCATAGATGGCGCCGATGCCGATCATGCCGTCGAGCAGATCCTGCAGAGAGCGCATGACGGACAGCACCAGCTGCGGCGTCATGTTGTCGTCGATCGCCCAGGGGCGGAAACCGGCGACAATCGCCTTTTCGATCGTGGCGCGGATGCGCACCACGTTGAGGAACTGCCACAGCGGATCGTCGGATGCGGTGCGGTTGCCCCAGAGGATCGTGCCATTGGCAGAATAGGAGCCGCCATTGCCCTGGATGACGCGGGCGGGAATGAAGGTGGCGATGCCGTTTTCGTTAAGCAGGTTTGCCTCGTGGTCCAGCTCGCCGTCAAAATAGGTGATCGGCCGCGCCGTGCCGAGAATGCCGGCAACCTGCTGGTTGGATGGCGACCAGTAGGGACCGCCCTTGACCTTGTCGCGCTTGACCATCATGGCCGCCGCAAACGGCGAGGCCGGGCGCGTAACGACCGTGCCGCCAGAGGAGACACGCACAAAGGGATCAACCAGGTAGCCGAAGCGGCTGTCGAAATCGGCGCGATAGGCGAGGCTCGCATCGCTGTCCGGACCGCCGGTATCCAAGCAGAAGACCGCCTTCAGCTTGTTCGCCACCTGCTGCAGCGCATCGCCATAGGCGTTCTTGGCGTTTTCGATACGGCCCGCAGAGGGCGCGCCGCCGACGATGATATCCACCGAGCGGCCGACATGACCCTCCGCATAGGAGAGCGCATGGGCGCCGGTCATGGATGCGGCGCTGCCGACCAGGCTGGCCAGCTCCTCCTGCGCCTTTTCAGCCGGGTCCGTCTTCGTGGAATGCGGCACGCGGGAGGCGATGATGCAGGCCTCAATGCCTTGCGCCCGCGCCGCATTGACCATCTGCAGCGCCGTATTGCCGATGCCGGCGCCAAGCGCCGCCACCTTCTCGGTCTCGTGGGTGTAGAAGATCACCGGCTCGCTGTCGGGCGGGAAGACATCATCATCGGCTGTACTGTCGATGAAGTTGAGGCCAAGGGTGGAAACATCGGCGATTTCGAGCGGCCGGGACGATGTCGAGGCGTCAATGACGCGGGGGCCGTGGTTGAATACAGTCGCCATAAGCGCGGTCTCTCCGGAAGGATGGTCTTCCGGGACACAACCACGCAGTCAAGCAGGAAGAGCCCCTGACTGTGTCAGGGGATGAGGCATGAGCGGTCTTCGAATGCGGTTTGAAAGCAGTATCACCGGTGGTTCAGGGCGACAAGGCGGCGGCTCCACAGCATTGGCAAAGCGCATTGCAACCGGCTGGACAGCGGTCTAGGGTTGAGCGGTTACAACCGGGGGGATCACCATGAAAAAGTTCCTGATATCGTTTATTGCTCTTGCCCTTTTTGCCGCCGCTCCTGCTGCCGAGGCAGCCAACAAGCCCTGTTCGGGGAAGAAGGGCGGCGTCGCGGGATGCACCGCCCAGGGCAAGTTCCTCTGCAAAGACGGCTCCGTCAGCGCCTCCAAGAGGCAGTGCAACCGCTAAATCCCTGCCGCCCAAAGCCAGAGATCGTCGACCTGCTCCGCCGGCAGGCCGAGCGCATCGGCCACCTGCGCGATCAGCGGGTGGTCGCGCTCGTAGGCGCTCGCATCCTGCCATTCGATGAGCGCCGCCGCACGCTCTTGCGCGTCGGCGATGGTGGCGATCTCAGCCTCGACATCGTCTGCCGTCACACCGATCGACAGCAGGCCGAGGCGCAGCTGCCGGCGGGAGATGGTCGGGAAAGCGATGGCGGGCTGCAACGCGGCAAGAGCCGCGTCATACGCCTCCTGGTCTGCGATCTCCCACGCCTCGCCATTCCAGGCCAGCGCGCCACCGCCGACCCAGATGTCCGGCTGCGGCACGTTCACCGCCGAATGCGTCGAGGCGCGGATGTCGAACGCCACGACGGGGCTTTCCATGGCCCTGTCCGTGATCCGCACATCGGTGGCATCGTCGAAAAGCCAAAGCGCACGGCCAGTCGCCGTTTCAGTCACCGCCTTCATAGGGCGCCTCCCGTGATGAGCATGTCGGTCGGCGATAGCGCCTTGCCGAGCTTGTAGTCAGACGGTGTGGTGGTCAGCGTGCCGAGCGAGGAGACGTAGTAATCCGCGCGGGTCGTCAGGCCGGAGAGATTGTCGGCAACGCCGCCCAATGTGGTGACAAGGCCGATTTCACCGTCTGCGCTCGCGCCATCAGTGATGCCGAGGATCGTATCGTGGTTGTCTGCAGCCAACGTGATTGTGAAGGATGAGCCATAGTAAGGGTTATTCTCCCTCATTGATACGGTAGCCGTGTTCCCGCGAACTGATAAAGAAAGCGGTGACCCATACGCGCTGTAAATCACAGATGTGGGGCCGAAGATTAGATTGCCTGCAACGATCTCGCCCCCTATGGCCATAACAGCGCCGGGGCCGTAAAAAATTGCGACGAAAGTTGCAGCACCTGTAGCTTTTGCCGATATTTCTGACGGCGACGACGCGAGAAACTGCACCTTGTTACTGATTTCGGAAATCGTGTTGCCTGCGCCGATCGAAACGATATTGGCGAAGCCCAAGCTGTTGGCGCTTCGCAAGACAACGGCGGTGGACTCGCTCAAGACAACGACTTCAACATTGACTGAAGAAACGCCTTCTACCAATTGACGTGTGCCGAGCGTGAGCGTTTCCCCGACCAAAGCCCCGACAGCGACGTAACAGTACGCGTTACCCCCAGCGTAAACATAGCCAATTATGAAGCGGGTTTCGTCCAGCCTCCTAATGTTTAAGTAGGTGGCGACAGTGTCGCTGAACTGCAGTGGGTTGCTGCCAAGCAGGTTAATGGTCGTGCCGGTCAGCGAGAAGGCTCTCATATATCCAATATTGCTACCGGTGTTGCGCCACATGACAACACCTGTAGACGCCGACATCGCTTCTATCGCGACGAGGAGGAGGCCTGAAGTTTCAAATTCGCGTACCGCACCAAATGTCGCTACAGTGCCAGTGATCGACGCTGCCACCAGCTGCCCATAGGTCGGCGACACAGTGCCGTTGACAAATGCGATAACGACAAGTGACGACGAAGGTGCGCAGATGCTGATGTCTTGCGCAGTATTTACGTTTGCGAAAACTTGCGGTGTGCCAAAAAAGATATCCGCACCAGATACAGTACCGATGACGAGCATACCGCGCCCACTGTTGATATAATCAGAGTACGCGACAGCGATCCTCGTATCATCGAGCATGCAGCTAACAATGGACTCAGCTCGCGCCGAATGGAACGTTGTCTTGGTTCCAACCGACTTTACCGCCCCCTCCGTCACCTCAATCTTGCCGTCGCTGCGCAGCGACACGACAGCACCATCCGGCAAAGATCCGGACGCGACAAACGCGCGCTTGCCATCTTTCGGGATAGCCGCAATCGCCGCCGCCCGCGCCACCGCCTCCGCGCTGACAGCCGTCGCAATCGCCGCATTGCGCGCCGTCACCTCGGCCGCCAGTGCCGTCGTCACATCCGCCGCGTTGGCCTTGAGGCCGAGTGTCGTCAGGATGCCGGCCACCACGTCGTCATTGTCGCCGAGCTTTTCGGCAATCTCGATCAGCGTGTCATAGGCGGCTGGCGCCGAGCCTTTCAGGGCATTGATGGCGGCAGCGATATCCGCCGCCACCTGAGTTTTGTCCGCCTTGTCGGCCTGCAGATCACTGACCAGCGTGTCGAGCATGGTCAGCGCCGTGCGCAGGCGCGGCACGTCCACATCGCGCGGATTATTGTCCGGATGCGGCAGCGGCAGGCCTAAAGCGGCAGTCTCGTCGAGCGGCATGACGCCTCCTTAAATTTCCGTGGCGCGCACCCGCAGGCCACGCACCAGAGGGCGGTGTTTCGGGGTGCCGGTGAGCGTGATCTTCTGGCGGATTTCCAGATCCGTGACGGGCGAGAGCAGATATTCCCGCTCCACCCACCCATCGCCGAGTGCCGTCGAGGTGGGCGAGCCCATGGAGGCCCAGTCGCCATCTTCGCCCGCCTGCACGGTGACCGAGGAGGTGCCGGGCGTATTGACCTCGACCACGCTGCGCAGCTTGAGGTCGCCATTGCTCTGGTCGAGGCCAATCGCCTCCGAGGCGTAGAACGCCGTCTCCTTGAGCCGGCCCCAGAGGATCTGGCACTCCGGCATCACGATCGGCGAGAGCGTGGCCGTGCCGCGCAGCTGCAGGCGGATGGTCACGGTCTCGGTCAGATACTCGTCGAGCGAGAGCGTCACGCCCGGCTCGAATTCGATCACCTCTCCCGATGCCCGCACCAGCTCCAGCCACACCAGGCACTCCCGGCTCGGCTGCTCGATGATCAGCAGCACAAGGATATCCGAGATGCCGCCGGCATTGATGTCGGCGAGATCCCAGGTGCCGAGGTTTACCGTCAGACTGGTCGCCGTGTAGCGCGCCGCCATGATCTGGCAGGTGAGATCGCGATCCGGCCAGATCTGCCAGGCCGCACCCGTGGAGCCGTCATAGAAATCCCCCATCAGCGGATTTTCCGTGATCCACTTTTGCAGGCGGGCGTCAAAGCCTTTCGGGCTGGTCGGGTCCGACTGGTCGCCCAGCTGGGCCACGGCCACCGAATGGTCACCGTCATTGGTCAGCAGCGCGATGCTGCGGTAATCATTGGCCGGGGTAAAGACCGGGATGTCGAGGCTGATCTCGGTCCAGTTGGACGGTAGATCGACGGCTGGATTGCTGACGACGATATCGCCGCCTGCCAACAGGCCCCGTCCAAGCGAGACAGTTGACGGCGAGCTGCCATCCAGCGGCCGCAGCTGCAGCACCACCGGATTAGCCGTGTTGCCGCGTGCCGTGAATTCCACCTTGGCGCCGGTGATCTGGCGCGGCGTGTCGAGCACAAAGCTCTGCGCCACCGGGTCGATCACATACTCCGTCACCAGCGTGCTGATCGTCTGCACATAGGTGTCCACCGTCAGCGTGCCCTGGCCGGTAAACGAGGTGACGCCGCGAGATCCACCGTTGCCGGTGACGACGACTTCCTTGGTGCCGGCGCGGACATTGGCTGGCACCATGAAAGTGCCGGTCATCACGCCCTGCCCATTGGCTGTCTTGGTGCCGGTGACCGATGCCGTGACATTGATCCCGTCGAAGGTGAGGCTGGCCAGCGTCTCGCCCGGGCCCATGCGCGAGCAGGTGAATGACACCTCGATCGAGCGAAGGAACGGCAGGTCCGTCGTGCTCGAGGAGGCCAGGCTGGTGCTGGACGAGGTGGACACCTCGACCCCGGCAATCGTGCCATAAAGCGGCGTATTCATGAGGTCCGGCCGAAAAATGCCCACCTGCACCACGTTCGCAGTCGGCGTCGAGATCGAGGTGCTGCTCGAATATTCCGACCAGCGATCGACGGCCGGCGAGATCGACAGCATCGACGGCAACGGCGCAAAATTGAGGTACTGGTTGATCTTGCGGCTGAGCGTCCGGTAGGGCTGCGACAGCACCGGCTCGGTCACATAGGGCAGCATGATCGGCGCATCGCCGATATCGACCTGTGTGACGCTGACCTCCAGCGGCAGCATCAACCGACCGTTGACGATCGCCGCATCTTGGGTGATGCCCTGATCGCGCTGCAGGTCATTGGCAAACGGATCGACGAATGTGCCGCGCCGCGATGCCGGATCGCGCTCCTGGATGTCGCGCTCCGCCGCCAGCTGCAGCACGAGATCCGAGAGATTGCGGTAGTCGCGCACGAGCGCCCTCAGATCCGCCTCGGTCAGCTTGCGCTGATCGACGTCGCGGATCACGGGCGCAATCCCCCATTGATTATCGACATAGGCGAGCGGTGCCAGCGGCGCGGGCACCACGGGCGGGATCGGGTTGTACTTGGTCGAGCGGCCCTTGAGATAGACAACCTGGCTTCAAGGTCGATGGCGAGCACATCGACCCGCTTGAGCTTGTAGCGGTAGGTTGCCTGGACAGGCTGGCCGACGACGCCGCCTTCCACGGCAATGGTATCGCGGCCGATCACGCTCGGCACCACCGTTGCGACGTATCGGACGACCGCCGTATAGCTCGATCCGGCGGCGGGTTCGGCGCCGGCGGGTGCCCATGAGATCGTATCGCCCGCCTTCACCCAGGACGTCGTTTCCGCATAGTTCGTGCCACCGGTAAATGTGCGGGTCTCCGTATTCCAGGTTCCGCCGGCATTCACGGCAACAATCGAGAAAACGGGCGTGTCCGGCAAAGCATCTGCGCCGCCGGAGAGCTGATGGGTGATTGTCCGCACGACCTCCTTGATGACAGTCACGGTTTGTACGCTGTCGATCGGGCCATTATTGAGCGTCACGACGCCGCCGGCCGGATAGACCTGCGGCTCGCCATTGACCTGCACCACGTCGGCATCCTCGGCGCGGGTGTAGCGCTGGTCCACGGATCGCGTCACGCGCCGGCCTTCGGCGCGCAGCGTGCCGGCGCGGATCGTAAAGACCTGGTTGCCGCCGCTGAACCCTTCGGCGACGACATCGAAGCCCTCGACGATATGGGAGCCGTGCGTCTCCTTGACGTGACGCTCGACGGCCAGCTCCGCCGCCGTGTCCTGCGGCGGCAGCACCTCGTTCGGCAAGGCGCCGTCCACCAGCGTGTAAAGCGGGAAAAAGGGATCGCCGGTCAGCGCCCAGACGGCATCCGGACGCACGCGCGCCGCCAGCGGCTCGCCCTGGCTGGCCGTATCCGGCACCATGCCGGTGAGCTGGGCGTCCTCGATCTCGGTCACCACGGTCTCGGTCAGCGCCACGCCGATCGTCACCGTCCCGACCATCGGCACGTCGGTCAAAAGCCGCTCCGGAACCGACAGCATGTAGCCGCCGGCCCAGACCAAGGCTGCGCCGAGGCGCACGGTCTCTGTGCCCTGGTCGATAATGATCGCGCCGCCCTCGCGAAGCGAGATCGGACCGAGTGCCGCATTGCCCACGGCCGCCAGCCGGTCATAGACGAGATCCTGCGCTTCATTCAATTCGCCGCTCTCGACGAACTGCTTGCCCCTGAAAAGCAGCTTGGCATAGCCCTTGGCGGCGAAACCGGAGAGCAGGCGACGGTTGAAATAGTTGGCGATCGTGACCATGCGGCTCAAACCCTCAGAATGACGTTGCGGGCGTACGCCGTGCCGGCGGACAGGAATTGCGGCTCAAGCCAGGAGAGGTGCACCAGGTCTCCGGCGTCCTCGACATCGGCGGGTGCCAGGATCGTCTGACCACCGGGCACGCCAGCGGCGATGGTCGGATGGGCAAAGAGCGCCACCTCACGCACCGTGACACCGGGATAGGCACCGGCCGGGATCGAGATGCGGATCCGCAGATAGCGGGTGCGGCTGGCGCTGGTGGCATAACGCGCACCGTCGTCGGTGATGATCGCGCCCGCCGGATCAGCCGTCACGAAATCGACGATCGTCGGACGGACATAGCCGATGAGATCGAGGATGCCGGTGGCACCGAGATCGGGGCTCGGCGGATTGGGCTCCGACCAGGCAGCATCCCAGTCCGGATCGCCGGCAGAAAGCGCCGCGAGAAAGGTGAGACCCGCCAGGGCCTCGGCCATGACCTCACGTCCGCGCGTGACAAGGGTAGTGGCGCTCATAGGATCTCCCAGGATGTGGTGAGGGTGGCCGGCTCTGCAGCCGCCTCCCAGGATGTCGGCCAGACGACAGGCCAGCTGTCGGCTGCAAAGGCGTAGGTGTCGGTCGAGACGTCCAGCTCGGCGGAATAGGCCGTCAGGCTCTCCGGGCGGGTGCCCATGCGATCCTGGTCGAAGCGCATGCCGTCGAACCACGAAAGATCGATCGAGACCGTCACCTCGACGCCCTCGATCGCACTCGCGCCGAAATCCGTGGCGATGGAATTGGCCCAGCCGAACGAGATCAGCGGCCCGCCATCCCACAGCCGGACGCCCGAATAGGCATCCATCAGCCCGTCATCCATGCGGTGCATGTCCATGCGCACCGGCCGGAAATCCGCGCCCGGCGAGTACATGCGGAACAGCTCGTCTTCACTGGCTTTACTCAGGCGGATGATGCCGTCCAGCTGCTGGATCTGCGCCACGTCAGACGGTGGCTGCTCAAAAGCCACCTGGAATTCCCACCACTGGTGACGCTGGTCGGACGCCGCGACGATGCCGGCGGACTGTACAAAACTGATCCCCGTCGAAATGCCGGCCGGCGTGCCGCGCGTGCGCAGCCAGGCAGGTCCTTCGGCGAGCGCCTGGCGCATGTCGCGCACATAGGGCACGATGTCCTCAAGCCCCTGATCCCAGATCAGCCACGGCACCCAGTCATCCGGAATATTGGTGATGCCGATGTGCTTGATGGTGCCGATCAGCGGTGCGTATTTCGACCAGCTGTCCCAGATATGGGCGAGGGCGCGGGTGGCAGGTCCGCCGGAAACAAGCTGCTCGCTCATGATGACAGCCTCACGGGATTGACGGTGACCGTGCCGAGCCGGATCGCCTCGCCGCCGCCGGCGAAGGCGTCCGTCCAGCCGGTCAATTCGACACGCTGGACACCGGCCAGGTGCAGTTTTGATTTGAGGTAGCTGTCGGTCAAATCGAAGCCCAGCTTCTGGTCGGCCGCGGCTGACGTGATGAGGTTCTGCCGTGCGGTCTCGACGACGCTATCGGGCGTCTCCGGATAAAGATAAAGAGTGGCGACCACATTGCGCGTGGTGATGACCGCCGGGATTACCTCGACCGTCACATTGCGGGAGCGGAAGCCTGATGCATTGAGCGCGTCCGTCAGTCCCGCCTGCAGCTCCTCCGAGAGCAGGCCACCATTGTCCGTCGTCAGGACGGCCATGATCAGCACACGGTCGGAAAAATTGCGGGTCTCCGCCCGCAGGATCTCGCAGTCGCGCACCAGAACGGAAAAATTCCGCGCCTTCGCCTTGTAATAATCATCCGGGCCGGCGGCGCTCTTGCTCTTTTTCTCCAGCCGGATGCGCTCGCGCAGTGCCTCGTCCTCCTCGCCTTCGAAGCGCTGAAGGCCGACCTTCCGGGCGTGGATGTCGAGATCCTCGTCCTCGGCAAAGCTTTCCAGCAGCACCACGCGCGCGTTGTCATTCAGCGCCGCCACGAAATGGGTGTCGCCGGTGGCCGCGGCCTCGGCGGCGATCGGCACGGGGTCGTAAGGGTCAGTGCCCACCTCGTAATCGATGCCCGCCGCTTGCAGGCGATCGACGTATTCGCCGAGCCGGTCCGCACGGGCCGCCTCGTAATCCAGCTCCTGGATCACGACGGGACGCGGCAGGTTGGTCGTAGAAAACCTCGTCATGCGGCCTCCCGGAACCAGTCGAGCGACTGGGGGTCGTAGATCGTGTAATCGCCGAGATGGCCGCGCGGGAAATAGACACCGTTCAGCAGGAAGCCGAAACGGCCGGAGCGGGCGGCGCCGGTCAGCACCTCGACATCGCGTAGCCGGAAACCCGGCACACCGCTGTCCGGATCGGAGAGCGCGGTGGCAATGGCGACGAAGAAATCGAAGATGGTGTCGATATCGGCATTGGCGTCCTGGAACTGCGGCACCTCGGAGCCGATGTGAAAGCGCATGTCGCGGGTGCGGAAGCGCGTGGTCAGGCAGGCGCGGATGGATTGCCGGCAATGCGGCCAGCCCGTCAGCACCTGTCCTGTCCGCGCGTCGATCCCGGTCCGCATGGTTTCAAGCCTTTCGGGTCTTCGGCTTGGGGTCGGCGTCGTCAGCCGCCACGGGAGCCTGGTCCGCGCCGGCCGTCACCGGCTCGGTCGCCTCGGTCTTTGCCGTGGCCAGTTTCACCTCGCCAAACTGCAGCGGGTAAAAGGCCTGTTCGTCCGTCAACCGGATCGGCTGGCCGGCACCCGGCGAAGGGCGGCCGGCAACGAACTTGCCCGCCTTTTCGGTCACCTCATAGCTCTTCTTTTCCATGCTCAAAGCTCCTTCAAAGCCTGTTCAACCGCCGACCGGGACACCGCTGATATCGGTGCCCGTCAGCACATCCTTGTGTTTGTGTGTCTTGCCGACCGGGACGCCGCCGTGCTTCAGGTCGGCCGCCTGCACGTCCACATCGCCCTCGGCCTCGAAGACGATCGCCGAGCCCTTGATCCGCACCGGGCCGTGATTGCCGATCAGCAGCTCGCTCTGTTTCTGGTCGGTCGGGTTAGCCGCCTCGTCGGTGTAGCCGTCGCGGATGGCAAGCGAGGCCGGGCCCAGCTCGCCGTTCGGCGACAGCAGCCGCATGGGATCACCCTTCTTGACCGGGAAATGCGTGCCCGTCTGGCCGGCGGCCTCCTGCATCTGCACCCAGGGCGAGAGAAACGGTTTCCCCGTCTTGGCGTTCTCCGGCTCCAGCTCGATGCGGATGCGGTCGCCATCGATGTCGGCCACCTTGCCGGAAAGGATGATCGAGGCGAGCCTTCGCTCCAGATCGTCGAAGCGCTTGTCGGCGCGGCGGATCTCGCGGGCAATCGCCTTGGCGTCGCGCTCATCCATCGACGCCTCCCTCGGCCAGATCGATTTCCTCGCCTTGAACGTAAAGCTCCTGCAGCAGGACGCCCGCCTCGTCGAAGATGTCCTCGCCGAGCTGGCGCAGGCTCTGGCGCCACTCGACGGCAAGGATCGCCACGCCCCGATCGCGCAAGGCGCCGCTGATGACGGGCGTCATCTCCAGCCGGTGCGGCGCGCCGATCTTGGTCAGGCCCCACATCTGGCTGGAATGCAGGGTGGCCGCGATCGCTTCGCCGATCGTCCAGCCGGCGGTGTCGCGCTGCTTGCCGTCCGTGACGACAAAGGCGACACAAGCGAGATCCGCCGTGATCTGGCCGTTCGCCTCCTGGGTCAGCGGCGAGCGCAGCACGGCAAACCGCACGGCCGGGCAGCGGATCGAGGTCCGCTCCAGCTCGTCGAGATCAAACCGGCCAAATTGAGGTTCGACGGTGAGCAGCTCCGGCGCGATCTGCCGGATCTTTGCGATGACCGCCATGCGGAACTGTTCGATGCGGCCCGTCATTGCACCAGCCTCGAAAGCCAGTCCTCGGCCGCCTCGACGATGTGCGCCTGGTCCTCCGCCGACAGGCCGAGATAGGGGCGCGGCGGCAGGGTGACGGATTTTGCGAACACCAGGCGCCCGCCGGCCATGAAGGCCAGCGCCTCCGCGGTCTTCGGCACGATGCGCCCGCCCTCCTGGTGGATGCGGGCATAGACGAGGCCGGAGCCGACGACGACGCTGTCAGCCGAGGCGACATAATCGATCGACCGCTCCAGGGCGCCGGAGCGGTAGAGCGTCGAGGTGCCGGCGCGATTGGCCTTCCAGGGCGCGCCGGCCGGAGAGGTTTTGGTCGAGCGGATGCGGTTGCGCGTGCTTTCCTGGACGAGGCGGCCGATGCCATCCGCCAGTTCCTCGGTCGGCGCATTGGCAAGCCCCTCGATCTTGAGGAGCGCCTCGTTCAACCCCTGTTCGCGGATCTCCAGCGCAACGCTCATGGCAGGCGCTCCCGCGAAAACAGCCGTTCGCCCGCCGCAAAGAAGGCGCCGCCGGTCGAGGCGTCCGGATCGGTCGAGACGCGCGGCTCGGCCTCGCCAAGTCCGGCCTTGCCATCGGCAATGCGCTTCAGCATCTCCAGCGTCTGCTTGTAGCGGTCCTCGATCGTCGCCGTCAGCGCCGTGTGGCGGTTGGCGAGCATGTAGACCGCGACATTGGCGCAGGGCGTGATCAGCACCGACGGCTGCATGGAAAGCGGCAGCACGTAGCGCGCGGAGAGATAGCTGTCGATTTCGGCAGAGGCCCGTGCCAGCGCACCGTCGATCGCCGTGCCGGCATCGACGTCGTCGGGCAGAAGATCGGACAGGAAGTCCGGACCCCATACCTCTTCCAGCTGCTGACGGGTGGCGTAGATCACAGGTCTCTCCAAAAGAATGCGGGAGGCGGGCTTAGCCCCTACGTTCGCGACGTCCCCTAGCCGGATTTCTCCGGATCGATGGGTGCTGACGGCCTTGCGAGCCGGACCAGACCTCCCTCTCAGGTATTCGTCAGATTGCGCCGAGATCGTCGAGTTCGTCCTCGATCTCCGCCTCGATGTCGTGCGGCAGAAACTCGCCGGGGCGATAGGTCCGGCCGCGATAGCGCACTTCCTGGAGCACGCGCGGGCCGCGCAGGGCGCCTTCCGCCAACTGGCGCTTCACCTCATCGGCGAGCGTGGAGAAGCGATCAGGATCAGGCGCAGACGAAATCGTGATGTTTTCCAGCGGCGGCGAAATGATTGCCTGGATAGACGGATAGCTGGCCGCATCCGGATCGGCGCGCAAGTCTGCAACAATTTTCCGGAGCAGGTCGTCGCGGTTCTCTTGAGGCAGCGCGTTCCAATCCTCGACCGACAGGCCGGACTGTGCATGCGCTGCCCTGACGATTTCGCCGAGCTGCACGGACTTGCCCGCAGCGATCTCGACGATCGCCGGCAGGGCGTTCGTGCCGTGCAATCCGAGCTGCGTTTCGGCCTCGCCGATCGGCGGGGTTGTCTTCTGTTCCGTGGATGCGGGTTTCTTTGCCATGATGGCCTCCGGTTCTTGGGAAAAGGGCGGGACCGCCCCTTGCCGAAGAACCGCCGACCGCCGAAGAACCGGCGATCGGCGCAGGTGGCGGGCCGGGCATCCCGCCGTTGAAATCCTCAGGCGACGGCGCCCTGGATCTGGTAGCCGACCGATTTCGCGGCCACGAGCTCGCGCACCCGCTCGCCGACGCGCACCCGCTCGCCGCCCTGCAGGCCGATATCCTTGTCCTCGATCGAGCCGGAGATCCGCCCGCCGAGTTCGGCGGTAAAACCCCAGGTGATGACCGAGCCGTCCGCCTGGCGCTTCGACGGGTCGATGTAGAGGAGCTGGATGGACTTGCCCCAGACGCGCGACAGGTTGACCGCCTGGCCCTTGCGGGACAGGTTGACCTGCGCCATGCCGATCAGCACGTTTTCCGGGGCGAGTTCGAAGAGCTCGGCAAACTGCGCCTTGGTGATCGCGCCGTCTTCGGTCAGCCCGCCCTTGACCGCCTTGATCAGTTTCGGGTGCCGCTTGATCTTCGACCAGACCGGCTGGCCCATGGCGATCGTGTTCGGACGATAGACGAGCGTCTTTTCCATGCCTTCGTCGATCACGCCGTAAGGGTCGGAATTCTCGTAGTCGGAAAACTTGTCCGTGCCGGTCAGCGCGATCTTCTTGTCGGCATCGTATTGTTCGGGTCCTGCACCACCTGGGCGGCCCGCACCTCGCGGCCAAGCTCGATCGGTTCGTCAGGCCCTCGACCGCCATGTTGCGCGGGTCGATGTTGGAGCGCTTTTCGGCGCGTGCGCGCGCTGCCGCCTCGATGTCGGAATAAGGGATGGCATCGTCGAGGCCGTAATCCTTGACCGAGCTGTCGCGCTCGGTCGCGGTGAATTCGACCTGGTTGACGCGGCCCTTGCGGCCGACTTCGAGTTCCGGGACGCTGAAGCCCTCGGCGAGCGGAAATTCGGTCCACTTGAACTGTTCGGACAGAACCGTGACGCCCGGCAGGACGCGGGAATAGATCAGCGTTGCCGCCGGATTGCGGTAACCGATCGCGATCGCGGTCAGCGTCGGATCGATCGGGAAAGGTCTATTGACGGTCGACATGGGATCTCAAACCTTAAATGAGGGTTCAGGCAGCGGGCGTGACGAGAACGCCAGGCGCGATGTGATAGGGCGCGATGTCGTCGGCAGCGCCTTCGGACAGGGCAAAGCCGATGATCCGGACGATGGAGCCCGCGACCGGCACGGCCTTGATCGCCTTGCCATCGGCATCCGACGTCAGCGGATCACCGAAGACGACATTGCCGCCGAGGCGCACCTCCGAGATGCCGGCCATGTCCACATCGACCATGCCGGATGCCGGCGCGCCCATGGAACCGGACGCGCCGATCAGGCTGTCGGTGGCAGCGGAGGCGACCGAGACGGCACCACCGGCGGCGGCCTTGACGATCAGGTAGCCGCTGATCGCAGCGGCGGTGGCGCGGAAACTTTTGACGAGAAGCGCGTTCATCAGCCTGCAGCCTTCACATGTTCAACGGCATCCGAGATCGAGACGATGATGCCGGTGGCGGCCTGCTCGTCCTGATACTTGCGCGCCTTGGCAGCGAGCGCCGTGGGGTTGAGATTGGTCGCCTCGTCGGCAGTGACGGCCGGCTGGCCGCCGAGCGGGCTCGGCGCGCAGATGACCGGCAGCGTGGCGGCGAGAGCCTTGAAGCGTTCCAGCCCGCCCTCGGCCGCGCACATGGCGCGGTAGGTTTCCCGCGATGCCGGCGTGATCTTGCCTTCGCTGGACGCCTGATCGAGAGCGGCGTCGATCTCGCGATCGGCGTCCTTGTTCTGCAGGGCGGTGAGTGCGTTGCGGGTGTCGGTCAGCTGCGCCTGGAGCGCGGCAACGTCTGCCCCTTGCGCCGTCTTCAGAGAGGCAAGCGCCGTCTCGTTGCTCGACTGCAGCGTCTGGACGGCGGTCGTAATCGCGGCAGCGTCGCTGCTCGCGTCGATCTTCAGGATTGCGCAAAGCGCCGTTGCCTCGCGGGCACGGGCCTCGATCGCGGTCAGCACCGCCTTTTCGTCGGCATCATCCTTGAGGCCGAGCGCGGCGGCAATTGCCTTCAGGCTCATTGCATCAGTCTCCGGTTGTCTTTGTGAAAGGGCGGTCATGGTAAGGGCGGGACGATTGACCAGGCCGGCGCCATTGAGATGCACGATCAGCCCCTCGCGGGTGTGGTCGAAATCGGGGCTGATGAAGCGATATTCGCGATTGGCAATCATGGCGGCCGCGGCGGGCGTCCATTCGGCCTTGCCCCAGACGGCGCCGCCGCGCTCCTCGACCGCGACGATCCAGCCGGCAGCTTTCGCCTCTTCGCCCTTCGGCGCCTTGTGGGCTTGGCCGTGCTCGTAATCGATCGCCAGCGGCCCGTTGTTGGCGGCAAAGGCGGACACCACGCGTGCCGGCTCCAGCGTCCAGCGCCGTCCGTCACGGGCACGGATCTCCGGCCCTTTCGGAAAAAGCTCGATCCATTCCGGCGGGGTGTTGCCCTCGCTGGCCAGGTCGGTAAAAAATGCTGTTGCGGTTGCCGTGCTCATGGGCAAATATTGGATTGCGAGCTGATGCGCCGCGCCCCTGACAGCGTCAGGGGTTGAGATCTTCCCTCAATCGCGTCGCCGCGAGGCGCCTCTTTCATATCTAATTCAAATTTGAAGCCGTTTTGAAGGCCTTGGGCGCGCCTGGACGGGCTCTGCGCTATCGTCACTCGTCCGGACCTGCCACGCGCGCCTGTGGGGCTTTAAATCGACGGAGCTCTGATCGCCGGCATCAGGAGCCGATGAGGCCGGACGCCTCTTCGGCGGAAAGACGCAGGATCGAGGACAAGAACCATTCTGCGCCCTTGCCGCCGAGGGTGATCCCGATCCGCCACCAGGTGTCTGCCGATGCACCCACCACGTCTGCCTTCCCGTCGCCCCGCGGCAAGGTGACGGCTTGCGGATCGCCCATGAGGACAAGTGCCGCCCGCATCTCATCGAGGGAGATCCGCGACGCCACGTCGGGCGTCACCTGGACGATCGAGGAGGTGCCGGCGCGTGCTAGGCCTGCCGGCAGGCGCGCGATCGGCAGCGTCCCATGCTTCAGGCGACCCTCCGCATAGGCCTTGAGGATCGGCGAGCTGACGAGATCCCGGATGGCGATCTCCTGGCGCGCCGCCGGCATGGCTTCCACCTTGTCTGTGAGGTAGCGGGCAAGGTTTGCGGCCCGCTGTTCGCCGGGATTGGTGTCCCAGCCGGGATCGACGCCTTCCGGCAGCATCACGGTTTCGCCTGTGCGCTTGTTGCGCCAGGGCCGCTCGACGATCTCCGGCGTCGGCTGGCCCTCGCGCCAGCCATAGCCTTCGGCCTGCGTCCTGGAGATCTGCCGCACGCCGCACTGGCACCCCCAGCCGTTCGGCGGATAGAGCCGGCGCCAAATGGGATCGTCCACGGGGGCGATCAGGCCGACATAGCGCAGGTGCTCCTCGCGCTTCTTCTCCGCCATCGAACGCAGATAGATGAGATAGGGCAAAAAACGCTTGGTCCGCTGGGTGCGCTCCCATTCGCCGGCCGCGTGTGCCGTGCGGACATTGGCCCAGTAGATGGTGCGCAGCCGCCGCGGCGAGCCGAGCTGCACCACGCGCTCTTCGCCGGTCGCCGGATCGACGCCCATCGCCTTTCCCCACCAGCCCTTGGCCTGCAGGGTCGGCATCAAGTTCGCGATGAATTCCCGCTCGGGAATGCGGTTGGCGATCGCGTCCGCCATCGCCGCGCGGATGTCGTCGATGATGTCGTAGCCGGTGGATTTTGCCACCGTGAAGGCCTGCGCGTGATCCTCCGGCGCCCAGTCGCGCCAGTCGAAGCTTTTCGCTGCGGGCTTGCCGTCGAAATAGCGGGTGACCTCACGCGGCGCCGTCTTGAAGAGATCAGGCGCGTCCATCGCTCGGCGCCTCCGAAACCGCGGTGCCTTCGCCGAGATCGCCGAGGCCGCGCGCCTTCATCATCACCTTGGCCAGCCGGTCGGCCAGCGGCCCGGCATCCATGCGGGCGATCAGATCGTCGAGACCGTCCTCGATTTCCTGATAGGTTTTTGCCCGTTCGAAGAGGTTTTGAAGCGGCTTTACGATCGGGCTCAAATCCTCCTCCCAGCCGTCCAGTGCATCTTCGACGAGACGATCGAGCTCCGGCGTCTGGTCGGCCGCCAGTGCATGATAGCCGCCACAGTTCGGGCAACGGGGGGCGAGACGAGCCGCGGCCTGGCGCGGTTTGTCCGGATCGGCGGGCCCCGGTTTGGGTGCGGATGTCGTGATGTCGATCGGGGCGGGTGCGGCCTTCGCCGTGAGCAGCTCGGCGTCTTCGTCCGGTTCCTCGAAGCCGATCCGTTCGCGCACATCCGCCATGCCGACCTTCATGCCGAGCGGCACGAGCTTCTCGACCGCATTGACGAGCGCCTCGATGTCCTCGTTTTCGGTGATCGGAATGACCAGCGTCGGATATTTCTCGCGCGGGCCGTAATTCAGATCCACGAAAGGACGGATGAGATCGCGGTTGGCGGTGATCGCCGTCTGGCGCGCATCGGCCCGGGCGATGTCGTGACGGACGTTTTCGTGCACCGCCGCCTGGCCGAGCGAGGAGCCATCATCCGTCGTCATCGTCTGGCCGAGGATACCCTTCGAGACCTGCCGGTCGAGATATTCGGCCTTGGCGGAAAACACGGCATTGCCGGTCCCGCCCTTGGCTTCGATGAAATCGATGTCCATC